ATTATCGACTTTCTTAACAATACCAAAATGACCACCAGTAATAGTAACTTTATCACCCTTTTTCCATTTTGGTATATCAAAAAATTCATTCAACTTCTGAATTTCTTCTCTTATGATTTCTCTTAGTCGTGTTTTAGTTAGTTTCATTTATCTTTCCCCATCATTATCTCATGTTTAAGATTCTCAAGCATCTCAATCCATTGAGTAAGCCTGTTAATCATATAATTCTTATCTATCTCCTTTGTTTGTATTTCATTATACCACCTTTTTAAAAGGGTTGAAATACTAAACAATGTGTCCATATAGGACCTTTTGTTTTCAGCGAATGGCATGGTTCTACTCTATTGTAGTTGTCCAACCTTATTTGATAATTTAACCAACCTTTCACTAATTTTATTTAAAGCCTTGTGCGTATTTTTCCAATATGACTGAGAATCCACATTTAATTCATTTTTCAAACGTACATTCATTTTTACTAAATTTTCTAAATTTGATAAACTATCCCTAACTTCTCTCATTGAACGACCAATTTTCTGCTTTGGTGATAGTGAATCATCATTTCTATAATCGTGATACTTACCTTCTTTCACTACTGTATAATCAGTAGAGTTTGTGGCTCTCTCATTTCGTTTTTTCTTGCTCTTCTTACTTCCATCAGAAAAAGCATTTGGAGTTTGATAACCAGGAGTAGCACCTGAAGTTGTAGCTTCATCTAACTCTTGTTTTATCAGTTCACGAATTATTTCTTTAATTTTATCTAAATTAGACATTTTCAATCTCCCTCACTAATTGATAATACCGCATCAAAGTTACAACTTGTTTATCTTCTACGATTCTACCTTTCATAAGAGTATCGGCTTGGTTAATGGCTTCTTTCAACTTAATTTTAGTTACTTTATCATCAACTGAAGATAATAATGATTGGAGTTGTTTTTTTACCTTCATTGTTTCTGATTCAATATACTCTTTAAGCGAATTTGTATTAGAAATATTATTTATATACTCACGAAGTAAATTTCTTTGATCTTTACTTAATGAACTATATTTTTTATTGAATTTTTCAACTAAAATGCCATAAGCCAACAATCTTAAATCTTTTTCTTGCTTTTTATATCCTTCTGTAATAGTATTTTCTTTCTGCTTAACAGAAATATTTTTTCGAGTAATGTGCTCCACCACAGTAAAACGACTTTTCGTTATATCTGTTGGATTTGATGTATCATTTGAATTAAATAATTTGAAAATAGATGCATTTATTTTATAGTTAGGAATTCTAACCATAAAGAAATCATTTATTTCATAATTTTCACGAATCTGCCTAATTAAATTGTATTTTTCCCTTTTTAATTGAGAATAATTTATTTTTTTATGTGCAGACAATACGGCATCAACTAAATGATTTGCTTTCATCTCTGATTTATAGTTTTCAGTCGCTAATACTCTATACAACTCATATTCTTTACCTAATTGAGTGTTTTTATTGAAATAATTCTTCAATATATTAGCTGCCGCCCCTCTTTCTTCATTGTTTAATACATCCACTGTAATTTGTCTTGTGAGTAATTCAAACAATATGCCTGTATTACGAATTTTTGAATGTCGTACTTTTGAACTCATTTTGTTCTCCAATCATTTATACATTTCTTCATATATAAATATAAGGTTAATCAATTTTTATCATTATTTACAAATGAAACTTCAGCATTATATTCCTTTTCTACATCATTTGATTCAGAAAGTAATGTTTTTCCTGTTTCTCCTAAATGTTTAAAGAGATTTTCATAATGTGCTAACGCTTCAGACCCATAAGCATTTCGTTTATCTACTTTACCCAATGGATCTCTACCTCTTGCGCCACTGTCCTTACCATATTTATTAGCTTCCTTTGGACGGCCAGCACCTTCCCAACCACCGGGAGGTGAACCACCTTCATCATCTAATTCATGACCTGTTCTACCCATAGCTTGATCTGATGGAGTACCTTGTGATTGACCACTTTTTGCTGGATCGTTACCCTCATCTTCAATTTGAGAACGTCTAAACTTATTTTTGTAATCAAATACAATCTGTTCATCTATTTCTTTTATTTGATCTTCTGTAAAATTAAATACATTTTTATATATCCACTCACTAGACATCAAACCATCTTGTAACATTGAAGAAGCAAGAGAAGTTTTTTCATTCCACAATTCAATTTTCTCTTGTTCATAAATTGTAGATGGATTCGTTAATTCTAAATCGAAATTAACAAGCTCTTGATCTCTATATCCTTGTGCATATAAATGAACCACAGCGATTTTTGTTAATTCACTAATTACAATTCTTTGAATCCTCTCTATTGTACGAGCAAATCGTACATCTTCAGCTGCTAAAGTAGCTTTACTGCCTAATCCTTCCTCGTATCCCAAAAACGCTTTCGGAACATGAAGTGATGCTAATAATTTATTTTTAAGATATTCAATATCATCTACTGCTTCATATGTAAGACCACTTAAAGTATCTACCTCTGTCCCACTATCACCACCACGAACAGGAATGAAAAAATCCTCTGTAAGATTTTGTATATTATATCTTAAATTATAGTCACCAGTTGTTTCATCAATCACTGGAGCCTTCTTCATTTTATTGATGGCTTGTTGTAGGTAATTATCCACTTCAGCAGGTGGTATATTTCCAATATCAAATTTAAATACTCGTTTTTCAGGAGCCCTCATAATACGATGGATTAACATAGCATCTTCCATAAGAGTTAATTGTTTCCAAACTTTACGGCCACCTTCTAATATTGAACGACCATAAGGAACATAATTAGAATCTGAAAGCAATCTAAAATGAGCTACTTGATAATTTTCAAACATAACATCATCTGATTTAACTGCTGTGTGTCTATTTTGACTTGTTTGAGCCAACTGAAATTGAACTAATTGTGGATTTTCTGGATCGTGACCTTCAAGACGAGCCACTTCATATGGTGAAAATGGTATTACATTAGTGATTCCGTACTTTTCTTGAATGTCTAAATGCAAGAAAAAGTCCCCATACTTATTCATATTACGAATCCACGGCCACAAATTAAATTCTATATTTATGACATCATAAAATAAGTTATGTAAAATATCATAAATATTATCATTATCAGTTTTAATAGTTAATACTTTGCCATATTCATTCTTCATAGTCGATTCATCGGAGTAAATATCTAATGCTGAACCAATTATTGCGTCAGAATCCATTGATTCATAATCCTTAAATAGTCCTAATCTAAGTTGTTGTTGATAAAGTTGATCATTATACCCTCCTTGCGACATATTCACGCTCGTATGTAACTTTTGGTATCTGTCAATTAAAGAAGATTGTGGAGCGGATTGTATTTGACCCGTATCTACAATTTTTAATTTTTTACCCCCGACATTTCTAACAATCGTATTTGTAGAAAATAATCGTTTTAATCTTGAAAATAAATCTGTTTGTGCCATCTTATGCCTCTTATTTAATTAACCATTCCAATGATTCTTTTTTTCCGTCCACATCCCAAGACCAAGAATCATTTTCATCGGTTGGTTTTTGTGGAAGCAACTGCGTTGACATTCCACTCAAAGTTTTTCTCTGTAATTCTATACCCTCTGCTCTCAATCTCAAAGCGGTATCTCTCACCCATAAGCCGATAGCAAAGCTCATAACTAAATCATCGTTATATCCACGCATCGCTTCTGCTTTATTATTATTATATATAAATACAAAAAGTTCATCAATTAATCTATTTGACCGAACCACTACTGATTTTTCTCTAAAGTATTCTTCTAATTTAGCAATCACCAATGGTCTTGATCTCGCTGACATACTAAATCCGGCTACCATATTTCGCTCAGTATTTCTATATCTATTTGTCATTTGTTTTTCAGTATCTACATACTTCAAATCTTTGCTTGTGTAAAATAAATTATCATAACCTCTATCAATACATTGCTGTAAAGCAGCCCATCCAATATTATTATTTTCCACTACTAACAAAGCATTATTATATTCTACCGCCGTATTTACACATAAATTACCAAAATCTTTAGTTGAAAGTTTCCCCTTATATTCAGCCACCTGTTCCAAGCTTTCAACATCAATTACATGAAATGCTGAAAAATCTGTACCGTCACCTCTACTAACATCAGCACTTAATATGTAATCCCTTGTATAATTAGGTTGCTGCCATACCCAAAAGTTACTATCAATTCCTCTTTTTTCTAATGGATCATAAATATGTACTTCTCTATATTCTTCTAAAATTTGTCCATCAATTACAGTTTGACCGGAAGTGATGAAATCACAATTATGAGAAACTATACCATCTACATTAAATATGTTACCATCAGTTACTTCTACTATATCATATAATTCGATTTCACTATCAATCTTTTCAATAGAAATGACAAATAATTCATCATTGTCTACAGAATCAATTTTACATCCAACATTTAATTCCATAGCACGTATTTTTATATCGTCTAACATAAAAGGGTGGTTATCAGAACATTTAATAACTTTCCCATTACTTAATTTAATTATATAATGTACTGGCTTATCTATTTGACGAACCCCATAAAATTGTTTAAATCCATTAGGAGTCAAAATTTCATATTTATTATTTAATTTTAATTCACTCATACTGAAATCCTTATAAAATCACACCCTAAACGATTTTCTATTTCTTTCTGTCGCTGAATATCTTTTTTTCGTAATTTACTGTTTCTAAAATGATGTCTTTCGTCAATTTCTATTACTACGTTTTTCTCTTTATCATACCCATCTACAAAATACCCACATACTTCTACTTCACCGCCATTTTCTGCGTGTTGGAAGTTATATCCATGTTCTTTTCCGTAGTGTTCTATGATAGGAATAGAATTTATATTATATCTTGGACATATCTGCCCATTCATTTTTTCAATGTATTTAATCGTACTTTTCCTCATTTTTCTTTTGGTTTCCTTACTATGAGGTTTTCCTAATTGAACTTTTTTGGGTTCTGGGCACTGTCTGCAATATTTAGTAAAGTTATATTTTTTTCCACACTCACACTTCATAGTTTCAATTTGTCCATCATACTCTACAATAAATTTTATCCTATTGGTAAAATTATATGCTCCAAAATAGTTATTTTGTTTTTTCATAATTTTTTCTAAAATTGAACTATGTTCATAAATAGATTTATATAATTTAGGATTATCTTTAATTAATGTTCTATTTTTAGCTTTTCCAAATAAACTTATATAATAATTATCTTCCAATAATAATTGTTTAGTTTTATTTAGAGAATATACATCTTTTATCTCATCTAAATTAGATTTAATACGATTCCATCCGGATTTCACATAATTATATTTCATTATATAAATCCCCCAATGAAATATTTTTTACATCACCAGACATTTTATCCCGAACTGTCACAGTGGATTCACCCCATATGCAATCACATTCTTGAGCTGCTAAGGAAGGACCTAATAGTCTATCTTGTTCTTCTCTCCAATCTTGATCTCTTTCGGGATGTAAATTCCAATGTAATCTAATGAAGTTCCAATCATTAGTTCCATCTTCTGCGCCTACCCAAGTTTTATGAAACCAATTACCCACCCCATTAGGTGTCGAGAGAGCGATACATTGTCCACCTGTGGATAACGTTTGTGAAGCAGCTGCCCATATCACATCAATTTTATCAATGAAAGCAGCCTCATCCAATATAAGTAATGACAGTGCTTCTGAACGACCACTATCCTCACCACTTGAAACAGCTTTAATCTGCGAACCATTTTTGTATCGTAATGAAAGTTTATTATCTTCAACACAATTCTGCTTTAACCAAGATGGTAAGTTGGCGTGCATCACTCTCACTTTAGTTACTAAATTCTTTGCTGTTTCTTGTTTTGTAGCAATCACCAAAATATTTTTATCTTGACCAAAAGTCATCATCCACAAAGCGTAACCAGCTGAAAGAGTAGATAATCCTAATTGACGAGCTTTTAGAATTACATTAAACCTATGTTCTTCAAACTCTTTAAGAGATTTTTCCTGATATTCCCATAAATGGAATGAAACTTTACCCTTAATTGGATGTTGAACCATACAATACTTTTTCATAAAATATGCAGGATCTTTTGCACACTTTGTGTATTCTTGTTTAATTACCTCTTTTAATTGACCTGGTTTCATTCTATAAATCCTATCACTAACCCTATTCCAAACCACAAATATCTATGATCATACCATTTTGGCTTTACCAATTCTATCATTTGCTCATTAACTTTATCTCTTTCTTTCAATAAATCTATTTGTTCATCTTTCTTTGATAATAATAAAGAATCTGTTTCTGATTGATGTTCTAATGCTTCTACTAATTCCTCACATATACCTAATTGGACAGTTTTTAAACTATCAGAATATTGTAATTCTTTGATGTTGTTAGCAATATTCAACATTTCTTCTTGAGTCAGAGTTACACCCTGACCAAATAATGGTAGAAACAATAGTATATTTAATAAGTATCTCATTTTACTTTTTAGCGAATTTTCTCAAGAATTCTACAGCTTCGTCAGCATTATCTTCAGTAAATACCTTCTCCATTTTTTCAGTTTTCTTCTTTGAATTAGTTAGTTTCCGTTTAAGGTTTCCTATCTCTTTTTTAGAAACAGTTTTAGTAGATTCAAGAGATTTAATCTCTTTTTCTACTTTCTTTTCTTTCTTCTTATTCTTCTTAATAACTTTTCCAAGCTCTTTAACTTCTTTACTCTTTGTAACACCAACTGCAAATAAAGCGGTTACCATTCCAAAAAATGCAAGTATCATTTTCCATATTTTCATTCTGCGTTCTCCAATTCATTTAAAACTTTAGTATATTCTTCAAGAGCTTCATCCGCAGTTTTTCTAACTTTGTCCATATCAACATTCCAAGTTTCTCTTTCAACTTCAGGAGTATCAACGCCAACATTATTATACCATTCAGGAGCTTTCATATCCCGCCACTCTTTAATTTTTTCAATAGAATCCTTCACAAAGGAAATTTTATTCTGTCTAACTTTTTCTTTTGCCCATTCTTCATACGTTCCTTCAAGTCTGTGTTTATGTTCAATTTTTATTTGACAATCAAAACAATGTCCGAATAATCTCCACATTTTGTCATCTAATTTTTTTCCCATTACCTTATCACAATTTGGACAAAACCAAGGCATTCTCGCCTCTTGCATTACTTCAGTTAATTCTGATTCAATATTACCTTTCTCTTTCTTCTTACCCTCATAACCAACAAATATTCTATCTTCAGTTTTTCTTCCTGCTAATATATCTTCTAATGCTTTATTTTGTCTAGCCGATTCTTTACTGTATGCCATTGTAACTCCTATACATATTTTAACATTCCTAATATCTGATTTGATGGCGCAAAAAATCCCGTATACTTGTACAGTTTACCTTTATACACAAATGTAATTCCCTCTGTTGGAACTACAGCATCCAAACCACCCACAGCATTAAGCCTATCTAATTGCGTTTTTAATGTTTGTAAAACTTTTGGATCTTTTGATTTTTTGACTTTATTGATAGCCTTCTCTAAATCCTTCCTTATTGTTTGTACTGATTTATCTGGATTGGCTGCTATGAAGTCATTCATATTACTTAAAATTTCAGCGCCCAATTCAAAAAACAATACTTCCCAATCTCTAATGTTTTGTTTTTGTAATCTTTGTAAATCCTGTTTATCCGTTTTTAATATCCATTTTAGAAATTTCTCATCCGTTATATCTTTTCTAATTTGTGATATTTTATAAGATTTATCAAGAAAAGCCCACCGTTTAGTTAAAGCCATCAATACCTTATTTGATAAACTATAATTAAATTGTTTAGATCCATTATAAATATACTCCACCCAATAAGCTTGATGATAATCTGCTAATGTAGAAGTATCTTTTAAATCAAATTGCTTCTGTAATTTCTTTAACTTGCCCAAAAAATAACTTTGTCTAGCAGCAAAGTTCTTTACCTTTGGCAATTTAGTGACAAATGGTTTTTCAATCTTAAATGTTTTTTGTACATTTTGATTTATTTGCTTAATCATACCAGCCAATACTCTTGCACTATCTCTATCTTCTCCAATTGGACTCCCATCAGGATTATATTCTATTGTCCCATGAAATTGTAAAATAGTTCTATCATATGGTATTACATTAGCCGTAGCCGGAAACATAACTTCTAATGACATAAATTTAGAACCTTCTCCAAATATCTTTTCTTTTTGTTTATCACTTAATTTACTTACTGCGTTTTCTAAATCTCTTATAGCAAATACAAAAGCCTTTTCTATTTCTCCACGGCCAGCAAACATTGACTTAATTCCATTTAAATCTAAAGCGTTGGCGCCGTGGTTCTTAATGTGACCTTTATTACGAGCCGCAACTAATTTTCCACCTTTCCAAGATACCATGATATTTTGTCCATCCGTCTTTTCTGTAACCGGACCTTCTTTATCAAGTTTGCCTTGTAGTGTATTAATAATTAGTGTCTTAAAATCTGAAAATGTAAGATTATTATTATCAAATGGATGACTGAGATGTCCGTATGCCCCGCCTTCTGTAATCAAATCTACTTCTTTATCTAAATTAAGCTTTTCTTTAAGTGAATTTATATCAAAGTCGGAATCTCCGTCTGCTCCAGGTGCGAATACAGTTCCAATTATATTATTGATAGCAGCAGTAGAACCCATCCAATTTATTACTTCCCAACCTAATGGTTCTACAACTTTGGTCATCCACTTCTTATACTTACCAACAGCGGACATAGAACCTTTACCAGTTCCATGATCTAAATAAGTGAGAGGCACTGAATGATATTCTTTGTCGATTGCGTTTTTTACTTTATCACTAATAATATAATTTATAACTTTCCAACCAGCCTTCCCGTAAAGTGAATCCAACCACTTTTTAGATTCACCTTTGTAAGTAGAGTAATTTTTATAGAATGTAGAAGGACCATCATCGATGTTCCCCATACTTGTATTTGTTGATTCTAATAAAAATTCCTCAATTAATTCATCAGTAATAACTATACTCTCAAACAATTTTTTGAATTTATTTGTGATCATATTATAAACACCTTTATCAAAGTATCCAAACGCTTTTTTAAATAATTTTTGTCTTTCATTGTCATCAAATTTTGGATCACCTAAAAGTTGTCTCATCCAAGTACCACTTGCTTCTTTACCTGCAATCTTTATAGAGTTATGTGGCGCTGTAAGAATATATCCAGCTTCCTTAAAACCTACCATATCCTTTGTGTATTCCTTAAAGTAATTACCACCTTTTAATCTACCAGCATCCTTTGCTCCGAATACATAAACAACCGCAGTAGTTTCTGGGTCAAATTTCTTTAATAAATTCTTTGCGACATACGGACTTTTTTCTTCTATAATTCTGTTCTTTGGAATGCCCATCTTAACCATATGACGAACCTTTTCCTTAAAGTTCATTGGGTGTCGTGGAGGTTGTTTAATATTAGATGTGGTTATATAAGCCTCATCTACTTGTTTCTTTAACCAATTATAAGTGGCTAAATGTCCTGGATGAAATGGTTGAAATCTACCGCCAAATACTCCGATTACTTTTTTAATTTCTTTTTGTTCTCTTATTCCTCTACCACCCTTATCAAATTTAGTAAATTTTTGTAACTTACCAAAATGTTTGTCTTTTCTCATCTTATCTTGTTTAGCCCATCTCATCTTATCAAAGACTTTCATTCTCATATGTTGTTTAACTATATAATAAATAGCATCAACATCACCACCCATTGATTTTATCCAAGTAGCATGTTTCTTTACTAATTGAGCGGAAACTTTCTCGTGTCCGTAGTGAGTAATATGTCCTTTCTTTGGATGTATTCCAGCGGTTTCATCTTTCCCTATATCGTGGAATAATGCCGATAAAGCAAAATCTATATCACCAGTTTTAAGTGCCCTGTTAGTAACAGCAATTGTGTGTTTTAACACATTACCTTCTGGATGAGCATCTCTCCGTTGGTCGTAGTTTTTAAGATTCATAACCCTCTTCTTTAAATCAATCGGAAGAGCATCATAAATATCTCTGAATTTTTTAGGTTTAGGTCGAGTTGCTATTTCATCTAATTTCAATTTTTTACGCAGTGATGCTATCTTTTTTCTAACCTTTAATTGTTCTGGGCTGTTTGGCATAAGTTTAAGTGCCTTAGAGTATAACTTGTATAATTCTTTATTTTCATCAAAAATATTAGAATTTGGAGTCAGTCTAAACTTTAATGCAGGGCGACCATTGATGAGTAAATCACCCTTCTCATTCCAATCGATTGATTTAACTACCACTTTCTTATTTTTGAACTTACCCATTTTTATAGTGTCACCTATATTTACAGGCACTTCAATATCTTCAACAAGTGGTTTTATTAGTTCATCAACTAATTTCTTCATATCAAATCCTCTATCATTTCTTCAATCTTTTTATTGAGTATTTTAATTTCTTTCAAACCTTTCTTAATCATAACTGGCTTATCGTTATTTATTCCTTTAAATACCTTTCCTAAATTAACACTCCAGCTTTGACCATATATTTTCAATAATAGAAAAGCTTTTTTAACATCATCCATCTCATTTAGTTGTTGTTCTGTGTAGAACTCCTCTTTCTTTAATCTACTCTTTTCTGCTCTACCACGATTTTTTGATTCTGCCTCAAATCCCACGATTTTACCATTTTTATGTGATGCGTCTTTACCATCACCATTTCCATAAGTACCTTTTTGTCGGTTATATTTATTTAATTCTGCTCTGTATTTTTTAGATTTAGTGGATGACTGAAATTTCTTATATTCGTCTTTGTAATCTCTCTCAGCCTTTTCATTTAGTAATTCTTTTAGTTTAATCATCATTTATCTCTTTTTTAGAATTTGTTGTTTCTTAATCCAATCTTTACCAATAGGATTTTTAACAGGCTTTTTCATAAAACTATCAACGCCACGACTTACTAATGAGTTAAACATATTCATGATTGCTTTTTTGCCTGATTTACGTTTATTGTTTGTTACTTTCAAGAAATTCTTACCAAACATTTTCTTAAACTTAGCTTTATTACTTTGAACTTCATTCCATGAATGTTTTACAATTTCTTCAGGTACTTTTCGTGGCCTGTCTAAATTTCGCTCTAATGCAACATCTAAATCTGTATGAACAAATACCATATAACAGTCATACCCTAAATCTTCTAACTTTTTCTTTTGCTTTGCAATTTTACCTGACTTATGACCAGTTCCATCAATGATAACTCCAAGCCTACCTTGGGAATATAATCTTAATCGTTCTTTACTTAGTGCTTTGGCGTGACCTCTCAATCCGGAATAATCTTCATAATCTGGATCTGTAAGTTGTCTAAACACTTCGGGTGGCATATCATCCAAATCAGTACCAAATCCAAATTTCTTTAAGAAATATTCTAATTCAGTATCTTGATTTACAAGTTTCAACCCTTGCGCTGATACATTTATCTTTTCAGGTATTCCAAATAATCCTTGTGCAATAAAAGTTTTTCCACTTCCAGGACCGCCTGCCAAAAAAATGGCTTTTAATATGCCTGGATCATTCACTCCTTCATCTAATTGTATCAAATCTTTTAATTTAATCATTACTTTCTCCTAAATTTAGATGTTATTATACAACTATAAATATCATTATATGAAATTATTGTTATATATTTAAGTTGATGGGTCTAACTTTAATACAACAGTAAACCAAGTATCATTCAAATCGTTGGTAGGGTCAATAGCAAATGATAAACTTTGACCTGCAGTAAAATCTGCAGATCCAGATCCAAATGTAAATGTATATGAAGTATCATCCACAGACATAGTTTGTGTATCTGTTGCAATTCTTCCTATGAATGGTGTTGATAAAGTCCCATATTCAGTACCATTAGAAACAGCGTAACAAGAGACAACTGTAGATCCGCCAACCTCTTCACTTCTTACCATTACTTTCTCTACATATCCATCATAAGGAGCAATAAATTGATTGTATTCTCCAGTCTGTGTAGATGTAACTTCAGATAGAGTACCGTTGATTGGCATCCATACGTTCGTTCCTGTGGCATAGCCGTAATTAAATCCACCATTTAATATATGAGATTCATAGTTTCTGTTTGAACCATTCACTACTAATGAAGATACGGTTAATTTATTTTCTATTTTAACATCACCATCCGCGAAATACCCGGCATAATTATCTCTGCCAGCTCCAGATGCTTTTGCGTATATACCATAATTATCATCTCTAGCATACCCACCAACCGCTGTTGTTACATCAAAATACCCACCATATCTATCAGTATAATTATTAACGGTTACAGATTTTTGAATATCAACATATACACCATAAACATTTGCATCTGTGGCTTGTGCATCTTTAATATCAAGCAATTTACTAATTGTCCTTGGTGTAACATAAGTATTATATATTTGAGCTTGACCATTCGTTGCTATAAATGCGTTAGTTGTAGTATCTGTAATAGCTTGATCTGTCGCTTCACCACCTATAAATATAAGAGGTACAGCGTTACTATCAGATCCTGCGAATCTCAACACACCATCATATCCAGTCAAATTACTAAAAGTGCTAATGGTACTGGCGCCTATAAAATTCAACCCAGGAGTTTCACCTATACTAAAATCAATCATAGCCTCATCAGCACGCAATACTAAATTTGGATTTGATGCGCCAAGCGATTTGGATATTTTATCAGAAGTTATTGTGAAACCACCAATAGTACCTGCGGTAGCAGTAACCGTTCCTGACAATGTTAAACTACTTCCATCAAAAGTTAATTGATCTCCCAAACTAAAATTACTTGATCCGTCTGCATAAAATGGTGTATTACTATTATTATATGTCCCAGTACCAATATATATCTTGCCATTTTTAGAATCAAGAGTTACACTAGCAGTTCCACCTACAGAAGTTATTTTTCCAGCGGCAATTGTCCATCCAAATGTACCTCCTATATTCCCAGATTCAGCATTTACAGCGCCACTAAAGTCAGCATTGCTTGCAGTCATATTTCCACTCTCATCCAAATAGAAATTAGAAGCCGATATTACTCCACTTCCAGACAACATCATTCCTGACGATCCGGCTTGTATCTTATTATCACTAATAGACCACCCACCAATAGTTCCATCTATTGCCTTTAAAGATCCAGATACTTTTACATTAGCTCCTATTATTACATTAGAACCTTCTAACGATAATTGACCATTTACACCATCCCACTTAATATAATTGTTAGTATCTCCTGCTCTAAAAAATGAATCATTAGCTGTATTAACAACAAATGCGCTACCAGTTGTATTTTCAATATCTTGTTGTGGAGCTCCAAATACCAAGCCCCCGGCATCATCACCATTATATGTTAAATTTCCCCAATTTTGATTTACCAGGCTTATCTGCCCATCTCCTGTTCCTGTACTCATATAACCACTTGATACAGTCCATCCAGCTACACTTAATACATCACTAACATAAGTAAAATTTTGCCCGATAGACATTCTGTTATTTGGTCCATCTATATAAGTTCTATCAGCTTGAGCATAACCATGAGTACCATTTCCAAGAGATAATACACCACTTCCGCTTAATATTGCATTCCCATTAGAAGATGAAATTTGACCATTTCCTATCTTCCATCCTCCGGCTGTTAATACATCATCAACATAAGAAAAAGTAGAACCAACATAGAATACAGGAGAAGTTGAAGCACTTACAAAGAATAATCCATCAGTCGGAGTTCCAGTAGCAGTTGAAGCTCCTGTTCCAAGTGCGATTGAAGCTTGATTTCCGTTTATATCAGCAACTGTTCCACTTTTTAATCTACCCGGCACCAAATCCCACCCAGCAAGTCTTGCAGCATCTTTTGTTATTAATACTGAATAAGTTGAATCATCATTTATGTCAGCATTAGCAGATCCTGAAAATACTGCGAATCCATAATAGGCAGTTCCCGTAGTTGGAAGATTACCCATTACTACTTTTGGTTTAGCCGTATCTATTGAACCAGTATAAATTGAAATTTGTTTGTTTGTAGCGTCAAGAGCTATACTGCCGGATGCATTATCATATTGGAATCTTCCTGGTACTAATTCCCAACCTACTATTTCATTTGTCCCACCAAGTGAAACTAATTTTTGATCTGATGAATCGTATATTTCTACATTAGTTAAATCCCATTGAAATCTTGCAGCAGACGCATTACCAAATCTTGCAGTACCATCATTTCCTAACCA